TATAAATTCCTTTTATTGAGGGAGAGTTGGTCTTTTTGGGCGCACCAGCCGCTGCGCTTTACTCGGCAACCCCATTTACAGCAACTCCAATCGACTATGACAAAATAGCGGTTGAATGGGTGATGCCCGGTTCGATTGCAAATTATACGTATAGCCGACTTCGCTTAGTTCGTAATCAAGATTACCCGTCTGAAACACAAGAAGACGGAATCGTTATATATGACGTAGTAAGCCCATTTACAAACTCTGGTTATGCGTATGGAGTCGATGGGACTCTTAAAGATGCTGATGGGATTTTGTTCCCTGCTCTTAAACCGGGTAGGTATGTTTACTACTCTATTTGGATTCTAAAAACAACGGATGGGAATACTTTTTGGGACAAGATTGCAGATACCAGCACGGTACTTGCAAGGTCTCACGACACACTACTTAGCAATACTGACGACTCCGTTTCCCCGGCAGGATTGTCAGCAGCAGAGGTAGAAGTTTTACGAACAAACTTAGTTAACAATGCCACAACGCGAACCCAGACTACTCATCAAAAATTCTTAGAACTTCTTCCAAGGGTATACACTACGGCAAATGAATCTCCGTTGGATATCGTTGATGAAACCTCTGACCTGTCTAGATTCCTCAAGGGGTTTACTTACACTCTTGATGAGATATTTACTTTTGCGGATTTGCTCTTGCCCACGCGAGACGCCACCAATTACTCGGCTGATTTGCTTCGTGCAAAATCATTTGAGTTGGGGATTACAGCAGACAATCAACGTTCGCAAAAAATTCAACAGAAACTTGTTCGTGAGGCTAGGTACATAACCTCTCGCAAGGGGACCGCTCTTGCTCTTGAAACTCTTGCAGAATCTATGACTGGATTTAACACAGTTGTTCAATCATTCTCTAATTTGATGTTGTCTGCTCAAGACAGCTCATTCTATAAAGGAATTGGGAACTGGAAGACTGTTGGCGGCTGCACACTTACTGTTGAAAAAGTCAACACACCTCCTGTAAAAACAGACTTTACACCTGATTTAAATAAAGCAATTGATTTTATATACTCTGGAAAAGTTGTAACTTCTGCTGCAAATTCTCAAATTACAAATGGAAGTTTGTCTCCAATTACTCAGGGGATACCAGTAAAGTCAGGAACTTCCTACACTTTTTCGGCGTATGTTCAAAACTCAAATTCTGGGACCGTTACCCCAACTATTAGGTGGTATTCCGTTTCTGGAAGTTTTATTAGTTCGTCAACTACCACAGCGTGGTCAACCTCTTCAAGTTGGGTGAAGAGAACACTTACTGCAACAGCGCCAACCGGAGCTGTTTATGCTAGTACTGAATTAAAGTTCAACTCGTCTAGCCAAACGTACTACTTGGATATGATGCAGTTTGCCGTTGATAATGCAACTGTGTTTGAAGAAGCTCGCGTAGCTAATGTCCACTTATCTCCTGTAAAGATTAACTACATAGTTAATCCGTCATTTGAGTCAAATAAATCCAATTGGACCATAACAGACTCGGGTTCTTCTACAGTTACGGACAGTCCTTCAGATATAGTTGCGGGAACAAAAAGTCTTTCTGCCACTATCTCTACTACACAAAAGATTGAAACAGTCGTCACTAGTGGTTCCGGGGAACTTGCCATTCCTTCTGTAGTTACCGACGAACGCGTCGTGCCTAAGTACGGTGACTATTACACATATTCTTTTTATGCAAAAAAATCAACTTCAGGAACACTTAACGCCACAATTACATTTGCTGTTACTTCTGGTTCTCTTTCAAAAAGTGTAAGCAAGTCTATTGCTATCACTAATACTTGGAAACGCTATTCCGTTCAGACATATATTGAATCAGCATATGTTGCACCTACTTTGACGTTAACTCTTTTGGGTGTTGACTCTGGAGTGATACTTTTTGATGCTGCTCAATTAGAGCGGGCATATTCTCCTACAGATTACTTTGATGGCTCTATGTCAATTAATGGTGGAGAGTGGAGTGGTTCTCCCAACGCTTCGGCAACGTATGTTTTCCCAAACAAGAGCACAGTAGTATCTCGGCTTGCAACAGATATGCCATCGTATCTTGTATCTGGAACGCCGTACCGAGTAATTACGGATTCTGGAATTGTTACTGGGAATTTGGGTGTTGTGCAGGGATTTGCGCCATAGAATAACCGTATGGAACTATTAATCGTTGTAATCATTGCGGGCATGGCATCTGGATTCTGTGCCGAACTCATTTCTTTTTTCATAGAACGGTTCACCATTCTTGATGAAAGACTGACTAAGCAAATCGTCTTAGCCCCATTTGGAGCGCTTTTTTCTTGGCTTCTTGGTGCTCAGGGTTGGGACATCCTTGTTGCGGGTCTTGCTTCTGCTTTCTTTAATCTGCTCATCATGTACTACATGACGCGCCCAATGACGATTCAACAACTCACTACGCGTCGATAAGGTGGTATATTCGATTCCCTACGAACAGAGGGAACTATGAATTTACCACCAGAAATATTTGACTCCAAGCTAACATCCTCGGAGTTCAAAACCATCATTGCGATGTACCATCTGGCAAGCCCTGAGGGGCTGGTTGACGTGTCTAAAGATGAGTTAACCATCCTAACTGGGTACAGTGCTGAAACTTTGCGACGCTCATTCAGGGGTCTGGAGAACGCCGGGTTATTGGAGACCCAGAGAACAAAACGCAATCTTGGAAAGTGGTCTCGGAACATTTACCACCTCGTTTCACCATCACACAATTCTGTGGAAACAGGGGTTTTACCATCACACATTTCCGAGGATTTTACCCCTCAACCATCACCCATTTTGGTGGAAATCGCAGGTACACCATCACACAATTCTGTGTGGTCAACAGCTAGTAATAATAGTAATAGTAATAGTAGTAAAACTACCAAATTAAATACTTCGTATTTAATTGGGGACGCGTCCGTCCCCACAAAGGAGGTCATTGTGGAGAAGTGGAGACCTCGTGGTGAAGACACTGCGGGAGATGACGAGATTGGCGGAGTAGGTCTTTTTGAAGATGAGGCTCTCCGGAAACAACCCCAAGCCAAGATTGACAAACGGGATGTCCGTACGCGTTGGAAGCGTCCAGAAGACGAGTGGACCCCCGGCGATGTTGCTGCGGAGTTCTCTTACCGGCTTTCAATGCACTACCCCATGACCCCCGCGTTAGTGAACACCAAAGACATTCGTGGTGCGCTATCCCGGTGGCGGAAGCAGTACGGAATCACTCCGCAAATCGAGATGGAAATCATGCGGATGTTTTTTGAAGACGAGCGAAACTTCCGAGATGCCGACAAGAAAGCCTCACAGGTTCACACGTGGTATTTGCACATGTTCAAGACCCACATGCAAAGTGCTTTTGACCGACTCGGCATTGAGTACGAGAAAGACACGCCTACTCAAGAGGTCACAGACGTGTTGTATGCTTCGGACGGCAGGACGTTCGAGAATAACATTGCTGGGCGTTCTGCACTGAAGAACTACGAGGAAAGGATTTCCAAGAATGCTTGACATGCGAACAATCGGTCTCAACAAGGAGCACTGGTTGACAAAAATGTCGAACATTCCTACGCGCTACCTGCGCTGGGATTTTGACAACATTCGGGAAAGTCAGGGGAAACTCCCAATTGAACTTGAGGACTGGTTCCATGACCTCATGGAGGGCAAAGTAATTCTTAACGTCGGTGGTCTCGGCACTACTGGAGTTGGCGTTTTGCTTGAGGGACCTCCGGGACGAGGTAAAACCACACACGCCGTAGCATCTTTGATTGAGTTTGTAAAGAACCTTCCCGAAGACACAGACCAAGCATCCAAGCTTCTCCACATTCCTCGCTCGGCGTATGGTCGAAATATGCGACCTGTTTACTACCTGACATTTACTGACTTGCTTTACCGCAAGAAGGCACTGTTTGACGCTGACATGGACGACCGTAAACGTTTGCAAGAAGAGATGGACGGGTTCCACGGTAGAGCCAAAGAAGACACGCTCAATGTTCGTTTACTAGTTTTAGATGACCTTGGAAAAGAGTACGGCTCTGAGTACGACAAGTTCACTTTTGATGACATTCTTCGGACTCGTTACGACAAGGGTCTTCCAACAATCCTGACTACCAACGTTTCGCGCGAGACGTGGAAGGAAGTTTACTCAGAAGCAATGGAGTCTTTCGCACATGAAGCCTTTCGACGCGTTAGACTAGATGGAAAGGACTTGCGTAAAAACTGATGAGAGAGGCTAAGCCCATGGCAGAATGGCGTTCCCTTCAGTTTTTTTTGTCTGATGATGGGGTACACGAAGTTCAAGCCAACCCCGATAACTACAAACAACTAAAGTGTGATTGCCACGTGTATAAAAGTGGTAAACGCTGTGCGCATGTGCGGTACGTACGAGACCAAATTACGTCTAAAAATGGTTCTTACAGCATTACCATTCCTGAGCACATTAGCGATGAAGATATTCAGCGGGCTTCAGAGAGCGCGGATTCTTTTCGTAATTTACTAATTCACAATGCTCGCATAGAGGTTATTTAATGTTACGCGGGGATATCTCCAACGAAACTCCGCCAAGAATAATAGTTAACATTGACGCGGTAGTATCCTCTGATGTTCAAGAAGAAAAGAAACTAATTGGTGCAAATAAGGTCTCAAGAAACGTCGTGGGTCTTAATAACCCCGCCCTGTCCTTGCTGTGGAACAAGTCCTATCAATTTGGATTATCGGTAGAACTCGCGGCATTTGAGTCTGAGTTATGGACCCAAAAACACTTAGACAACTTAATGGCGAGGTTAGACAGCAGGGGCGGAAACCCATTTAATTATGCAGAACTTTACCATTGATGACTTTATTGGCGAGTTGCCTTATAGGACTAACCTCAAAGGTGTGGTAGACATAGTGGAGCGTGTTGCACGCTATGGTTCATGGGGTATTGAACTACAAAATTTATAGGTTTAAAACAAGGGAACAAATATGGCACACGATAACGAATACAGGTTAATCAGTAAAGTAATCACAGACCGGAACATCATTCCGGTAATTGAAGTGGGGATTCGGGATGACTGGATTGTTGACCCCGACCTTCGTCGTATATGGAAGTTTGTCCGAGAGCATTACGCCAAATACCGTGAAGTACCGACCTATACAGCGGTAAAGGATAACTTCCCCAACTTCACAGCACTCAATGTTGAGGACACGATTGACTATCTCATTGACCAGATGGTCGCTTTCCGCCGTCGTACTTTGGTTAATCAAGGTGTCGCTCAGGCTGTTGCCGAGATGCAACAAAATAACTTTGAGTCCGCTCTTTCTGAGATGTCGCGCACTATCTCTGTTGTTAATGAGCAAGGCATCGTTGGAACCCAACACGTTGACTTAACCAAAGACCCTGAGTCTCGTTTTCTTCACTATGAGGAAATGCAGAACAACGAGTTTCTTGGCATTCCTACTGGTTTTGCTGCTATTGACGAAGCTACCGCAGGGCTTCAAGGTGGACAGTTAATTACCGTTATTGCTCCTCCCAAAACTGGTAAATCGCAAATTGCTTTGCAGATGGCTATCAACACTCACGCCATTGGTAAAGTACCAATGTTTCAAAGTTTTGAGATGAACAACGCAGAGCAGACCCAACGTCACGACGCTATGCGGGCACATCTCTCACACAAGGACTTGCGTCTCGGTAAGTTGTCGGAGAGCGAAGAGAATCGGTATCGAAACATGCTTATCCAAATGGCAGACGCACCTCCATTTCATTTGGTTGATGCCGTTAACGGTTTGACGATTGACGCACTCGTGGCTAAGGCTGAGCAACTAAAGCCAGACATTATGTTTATTGACGGTGTGTACCTCATGCTGGACCAAGTAACGGGTGACTCCAACACTCCTCAAGCATTGACCAACATTACCCGTGGTCTCAAGCGAGTAGCACAGAGCATGGACATCCCAGTCGTTATTACAACTCAGACCTTGCTGTGGAAAATGCGCAACGGCAAAGTTACCGCAGACTCAATTGGTTATTCGTCTTCCTTCTTCCAAGACTCCGATGTCATTCTTGGTCTTGAGCCAGTAGACGGCGATGAAGAGGTTCGACTTCTGAAAGTTGTGCAATCTCGAAACGCTCCTCCAGAGGAAACTTCCATTACATGGCGGTGGGATATAGGATGCTTCCATGATGAAAGCAAGAAGTTTGAATGCAAATACTGCACACCTTGGATTCAGCAATGATTGACATTGACATTGAAGAAGTCCTCATTCGTCTGGGCATTGATTTTGAAGAAAAAGGCAATGAAGCCCTAGGTCTTTGCCCCATGCACAAGGCTCGTACGGGCAAGGATGACCACTCACCGTCATGGTGGATAAACCTTGATACCGGACAGCACATCTGTTTCTCCTGTCAATACAAGGGGAATGTTCTCCAGTTAATCTGTGATATCGAAGAGTTTTACGTAAAGAACTGGGGAGACACTTACAGTTATGATTACCAAGCCGCAAAACGTTGGCTAGCAGAACTTGGAGATATTTCCCCTGAAAGACTTGCGGAAATGCTGGCTGCTATTCCACGGCGAATTGAGGAGACTCCCAAACCACTTGAAGTATCAGAGGCACATCTTGCGGTTTTTGTTTCCCCTCCTGATGACAAACTTCAAGAACGTAACCTTTCCCGCGAGTCGGTTGAGGCATACAACATCCTGTGGGATGAGCGCAGGAAAGCGTGGGTTTTACCCTTCTATGACCCTTACACTAAAAAGCTATTAGGTTGGCAGGAAAAGGGGACCGTAGAACGGACCTTTATGAATAGACCAGCAGGGCTTCCTCGGTCCAAGACTCTATTTGGTTTTGGGCAAATGCAAGACAGTGTTGTTTACCTTGTGGAGTCTCCACTAGACTGCGCACGATTACACACCGCAGGATTCCCCGGAGCAGTAGCAATCTGTGGGTCGTCTATCAGCGAGACCCAACTTCGCATCATTCGCTATGCTGACCGTGTAATTGCTGCTTTTGACAACCCCAAAATAGACTCTGCTGGAAAGAAGGTTTCTAGTGAGTTGAGGCAACAAGCAATCGTATACGGAATCAACTTGTCATTCTTTAACTACGGTGACACGGGCAAGAAAGACCCCGGAGATATGACCGACAATGAGATAGCATGGGGTATACAGAACTCTACCTCAAGCCTCCTAGGAGAACGCGCGTATGTTTAAGGGTTCTCTTCTTCCTTATCAGGTAGAAGCTGTGGACGCTATGGTGGATAAAAAGAAACTCCTCATGGCGTATGAGATGGGTCTCGGTAAAACACCGAGCACCATCGCAGCAATCGAAACATTACGAGAAGCCGGTGAGGTCACCTCCCCGGTTCTTGTGCTTTGTCTTGCTAGTTTGAAGTACCAGTGGCAAAAAGAAATTAACAAGTTCAGCGACCAAACTGCACTTGTAATTGATGGTACTCCCAAGCAAAGAAATATGTCTTACGAGACATATTTGGATTACAACTACATCATTATGAATTACGAGCAGGTGGTAAATGACTGGGACATTATTCGCACTAAAAGTTTTTCTGCAATCATTTGCGACGAAGCCACAGCAATCAAAGGATTCCGAGCAAAAAGAGCAAAAAAAGTAAAAGAACTTTCTAAATCAATTCCCATTAGATATGCGCTTACTGGTACCCCCATCGAAAATGGACGACCAGAAGAAATTTACTCCATCATGGAGTTTGTAAATCGTGAGGTACTCGGTCGTTTTGACCTATTCGACAAAACTTTCATTGTTCGCAATTACTTTGGTGGAGTTTTGCGCTACCGCAATTTGCCCACTCTCTACTCCACGCTGGCAGACCATACTGCCCGAAAGTCACAAAAAGACGAGGATGTAGCACCGTTTCTGCCAGACGCAGTTTACCGTGAGCCTTTACTAGTTAACTTTGATACAAAAACTAAAGCACTGTACAACTACATTGCTACCGATTTGCACTCCCTGCTCTTAGATGCCAGCCAATTGTTTGGAGCATCGTTCAGCATTGCTTCGCACTACGGTCAGTCGCAGGGACCCAATGACCCTGCGAATGAGATGCGGGGAAAGATTATGTCCCGCATCACTGCGCTTCGCATGCTGTGCTCACATCCTGACCTGCTCAAAGAGAGTTACGAAAATTTTTCGGCTCAACAGGGAAAAGGAAGTGCTTTTGTGCATTCCCTCGGAGAGGAAGGTTTATTAGAAGGTGTTGATAAAACCCCAAAGCTTGACGCTGTTGTTTCATACTTGAGTGAGCACCTAGACATTGATGAGTCGTACAAAGCCGTTGTGTTCTCAAGTTATCTTGGCTCAGTTGACCACATCGTCAATCGTCTAGGTGCAAAGAATTTTAAAGCCCTCCCCTATACCGGGAAAATGAACGCCAAAGAAAAAGAAGCCAACAAGGTTTCCTTTCAAACCTCGACCGACATCCGCGTACTTGTAAGCAGTGACGCTGGAGGGTACGGAGTTGACTTGCCCCAAGCAAACTTGCTTATCAATTACGACCAGCCTTGGTCCTCCGGGCTTTCAGTTCAGCGTAACGGTCGCATCAAGCGCACAAGCTCCACGTGGCAAACAGTGACTATTCAAGACTTTCTTATCAATGGCTCTATTGAGCAACGTCAGTACGACATGCTTCAGCAAAAGATGAGTGTCGCAGGGGCAGTGTTAGATGGAGAAGGTATAAACTCTGACGGAGGGGTTGACCTCACTGTTGGAAGTTTGATAAATTTCCTATCATCACGAATTTAAAGGACATAACATGGCACAGATTATCCCCGAAGAGGAAACACGGTTTGTTGACCCCAACAGCCTTGAAGCACAGGTGCGTGAATACGCAAAGCTTAAGGCTTCTATGAACTTCATGGAAACTCGACAAAAAGAACTGCGTGACCTGTTGTTTGCCAAGATTGAGCAAGAAGGTTACGAAGACGACAAAGGCAATATTATCCTCGACCTTCCTCAGTCTATTGAGGGTATTAGTGCACTTCAAAAAACTGCTCGAATTACTCCCTACCTTGATGACACCGTTGCAGACCGCATTATTGAAGAAAAGGGCATTGGTGATGACGTGTACAAAATGGTTCGAGTAATCGACGAGGGTGCTCTCATGTCTCAACTTTACGAGGGTAAGTTGACTGAGGATGAAATTGACGAAATGTTCCCCAAGAAAACCATTTGGGCTTTGACTACCAAGAAGGGATAGCATGCCCGGAATGCGTAGTGAAGAAGACATTCTTCGCGCTTTTGAAGGTCTAGATAAAGTTCCCGGCTCCAAGAAACCCCGTAGGGATACCACCCCTGTTGCTGACCGGCGACGAGCAAAAGCTCTTGGAGAATCAAACGGGTGGGACAGTAACCCCATCATTAAACACATGCAAGGCGTTCCTATAGAGGTTTTTACTATTAGCGCATTAGCAGATGCTCTGGATAAAAAAGTAGTTACAATTAGGCTTTGGGAAAAGAAGGGGTACATCCCCATCGCTCCCTATCGTTTGCGGTCTAAAACCTTGAACGGTAACAAAGTCAACGGTAACCGAGTGTATACTCGGGAACTGATTGAAATAGCAATTGAGGAATTTGGCAAGCGAGGACTTCTTGGTTCTGCGCGTGTCGAATGGAATCAATTGGGTGACCTAACATCTATACTTGTAAATAGATGGAAAGAAGCCATCAACCAAAAGCCGAGTGCGTAAGTACTCATTACCGAAAGTATGCCGATTATGCAATTGCCAAACATTGATGCCGATGATTACGACATCCCAGCAGTTCTTGCTGAGGATTCGCCTACCGCTACACCTAAGTACGGAACTTCCGTACAGTCTGGTTGGGGAACCGCGCCTGTTAACAAGGACAAGAAGTACCCTACCGCTTTCAAATTCGGTCCTCAGACTCAAGTAGTCGCCTTTTTTGAGGACGCGCCGTTTGCTAACTACAAGCAGCACTGGATTGACCGTTCCGCAGGAAAGCGTTCTTTTGTCTGCGCACTTCCCGGACAGCCCTGCCCGTTGTGTGACAAGCCAGTCAGCAACGTACCTGCACAGAAGTATGACTTCAACGTCGTAGTTCTTACAGACGAAGAGTGGGAAGTCAAGATTTTGACTGCCGGTGCCAGTTTTGGACGAGACTTGCAGACAGCTAATGAAGACCCGATGCGTGGTCCTTTGACCAAGTCATTTTGGGCAATCTCTCGGCAGGGAATGGGTCCCACCACGCGCTTCTCCCTTGAGCGTGTTCGTCCCCGTGACCTAGCCGAAGAGTGGAAAATCGACCCTGACAAGGTTGCTGAGTTCATGGCAACCGCTACTCCGTACACAACTGACACAGTTTACGTTTCCCCCTACGAGGAACTGGTCAAGCTTGCGGAGTCTTTCGGGGCTGCGTAACCACTCATAGAACGGGGGCTGAGGTGGCTTTCTATCCTTTCTACACCTCAGCCCCCTTCTTAATTGGTGGGTAAGTAAAGGAAAACTTTAACAAGGGACAATAAAATGAACATTATTACTACAAGGGAACAACTAGAAGAGTTTGTACAGGCGTACAGCAAGGTAGAAGCTTTTGCTTATGACTGCGAAACTATTGGGGAAAACCGAGTCAATACCATCATCAATGATGTCTGCTGGTTATCTTTTGCCATTGATGACAGAGTTGACGTAATCCCCATGGGTCATCCGAATGGGGAGTTTGAGTTTTGGACCAAACCGCTTCTTATCTCGGGCAAACGTCGAGTCGCAGAAGGTAAGTCCCTTAGTGATACTCATTTTTCCAAAAACTCTAAACTATGGATTCCCCAGTTTACAGACCCGCCAGAGCAATTGACTCCAGCAGAGGTATTTTCTGCAATCAAGCCCATTATGTTTGGACCCGCATTGAAGGTCGGTCACAACTTGAAGTTTGACCTGAAGTCTGTGGCTAAATATTACAAGACCACTATCCCTAGCGGTCCGTACTTTGACACAATGATGGCTTCGTTTATCATTGATAACCGTAACCGTCATAAGCTGAGCCTACTCTATTGCGTAGAAAGAGAACTGAAGGTCAAGATTGAGAAAGGTGTTGGAGAAGACATCTCACAGCATTCCTTTGCAGACGTGGCGAAATACGCAGGTATTGACGCGGATGTAACGTGGAAACTTTACAAGGCTCTTGCACCTAAACTGCAAGACAACTTGAGTAAAGTTTGGAAACTAGAGATGGATTGTCTCCCCGCACTTTGCGACATGGAACTTGCCGGGGCGGTCATTGACCTTGACCAACTTAAAGTTCTTGACGAGCAACTTTCGCACGACAAGCTTGAAGCAGAGAAACGTGTGTACAGGTTGGCTGGTGAAACGTTCAGCATCAACTCCGTACCCGTAAAGCAAGAGCTATTATTTGCAAAGCGCGAGGGGGCTAAAGCACCCAGAATTCGTCCAAATCCAGCACTAAAAATTGCTCTTACCCCCAAAGGTCAAGAGGCACGGGCAGCAAACGCCCCAATTCTTCCGCATCACTACTCTGTTAGCGCAGAGGCATTGGAAATGTACCGGGGTCAGGATGAGTTGGTGGACGCCCTGCTGGATTACCAAGACCTCAACAAGATTATGACCACGTATGTTACCCCCTACGCTGGAGGGGAAGTAAAGCGTGTAAATAAAGGTAAAGAACGACTTATTGACAAAAAGAGTCTACTTATTAAAGGTCGCGTGCACACAGACTTTAAAGCCCACGGTGCCGAGACTGGTCGTTTGTCTTCCGCTAATCCTAACTTGCAGAACATCCCGTCATCGGGAGAGTACGGAAAGCTTATTCGCAATCTTTTTGTTGCTCAGCCGGGGTACAAGTTAGTTGTAGCAGACTACTCTCAGATTGAGCCACGAATTATTGCTTCGTTTTCAAACGACCCCGTTATGACAGAGACCTACCGAACGGGCGGGGACATCTACACGGCTATTGGTGACACTATGGGTGTTGACCGTAAAGCAGGTAAGGTTTTAGTTCTCGCCATCTCGTACGGAGTGGGACCGGACAAGATTGCCTCCAGCATTGGGTGCTCAGTAAAAGAAGCCCGAGAACTTCTTGCCAATTTTGAGGCTGCATTTTCCTCGGTCACTAAGTACAAGGGCGAGGTAGTTCGTCTTGCTCGACAAACAAAACCAGTGCCGTATGTGGAGACTATCTTTGGACGTCGGAGATACTTACCAGACCTTTTGAGTCAAGAACAAGGTTTCCTTTCCAGAGCAGAGCGTCAAGCATTTAACACTGTTATACAAGGTTCTGCTGCGGATGTTATGAAGTTGGCTATAGTTCGCGCCCACTCCTGCTTTATCGATGAACCAGACATTAATGTGGTGCTCACGGTGCACGACGAACTAGTCACCATGTGCCCTGAAGACCGAGCAGACGAGACCGTAGAAGCAATTCGCGTGTCGATGGAAGGCATCAAACTAAAGCAGATTACAATACCTCTTGTGGCTGGGATGACCCTAGGTGATAAAAGGGGGGAAGGAAAAAAAACGTT